AATAAGGATGGTTATAACGAAAAATATTATTATGAGAGAACCTAGATTTTGGACTGAGCACCTAGCTGAGTTCCCGCTTTGCAAACAACTTAAATCTTTGTACCCGGTTATAAAACGCGAGGTATTAGACTTTTTAGAACTACCCCATGCAATGCACGACTACCCTCAATACAAAATATACTACGACGACAAAGCTAAGAACTTATATGAGAATGTGTGGAAAGCTGCACCTATATCTAAGTTTGAACGAGAGTATATAGATACAGAACAAGATACGCCTGAGTCAAAGTATGCTAGAACCGTAGTGGCCTACGTTAAGTCTCAGTGTCCTACAATAGACTACTGCATAAAAGACCTAGAAAGTGAAGGTTATTTACGTAACGGATTTATATCAAAGCTAGAACCTGGAAGTATCATACACCCACATAAAGGACGAAGTAATGACTACATGCGAATCCACCTGGGCATACAAGAAGACCCGATGTGTAAGATAACCGTAGATGATGAGACTAGAACTTGGAAAGAAGGAGAGATATTAGCGTTTAAAGACGGTGAACCATTCTTTCATAGTGTTAAACATGAAGGAGATAGAACAAGGATTATATTATCGGTTGATGTAAGACTAGACTATATTGACTTGACAACACCAATCAACGATGTAATAATGAAGATGAAGTAGTAGTATTATTATTTCCTTTCGTAGTAACTCTCTACTTAAACCCCGGTACCTCTCTGCCGGGGTTTTCTTTTTTCAGCGTATAAGAATGAGTCTCATTTCTGCAATATATTTTTAATCTGGTAGTCTAACGTTTTAATTAGGAGAACGTTATGAAAGAAAAATTACTTAAAGCTTTGATTGCACATGCACAAGGTCACATTGAGAAGCATAAAGCAAATATCGAGATATACTTAGATTACTCAGTTGGTATCGGAGACCATAGTAATATATTAGAAGCTATGGAAAAAGAGCTTGACGAAATAGCCAGATACGAGGACCATTTAGATATTATTAAAAAGTATTTTGGTTAAAGTTCTTTAGGGTCAAACCCGTATAAGGAGGCAATATGTCTGATGATAGTTTTAAAACGTTTGTTGTCATGGCTGTGGTATTCTTCATCACCTTGTTTATACACGGCTAGGTGAGCCATCTCATGTAAGAGTGTTTTACAGATTGTGTCGAAGTGACCGTTCTTAGCACTACTTATATAAATAGTATTTTCATCGGGTGCGAATTCACCCATGATATCTTTGCGTCGAGTAACCTTAAGTTTAATCTGATGAGCATGTGGCATATCGAGTTTGTCAAATGGTTCCATGCGACAGAATGTTTTATAAAGAAGTTTTAAGTTTGCATCAGTAAGAAGTGTCAAGACCAAGCCTTTCCGATTGACCATAAGTTAACAGGGCCAAACTCTATGTCTTTCCATTCTATTTGCATGTGGGATACTTCGGAATAAACCCTTCGGGTAGTTGAACATAGTCTTGATGAAGACAAGCTGTTGACCATGATTTAAGTTCTCCCTTTATACATTCTTGAAAGTATTGATGGGCGTGAGCACACGACTCGAAGTTGCCTATGTACTCACGAGAATTATCTAAGTATAAAATTAAAACCCATTCAAACATTGTAACATTATACTCTTTTTATATTATTATGTTACAATAATCTCATTAGCTGCAATTCAAAGGTGTAAACAGCGACACATGCATGAAAATATAGACAATACATTCGTACCTATTATAGAAGACAATATCCCTTTACCTAAAAATGCTAGGGATGCTTTGCCTAATTTAACACCTCACGAAGAATTAGAAGCTAGAACTAATACAATTAAACTAATATCTGACATCATGGGTGAAAGTATAGAGACGACACCCGAACAAGCAATGGAAGCAGAAAAAGTAGCGAAGGAAATGATGGACAATCCGGCAGTAAGACCTGAGTTTGATAAATATCCTAATGAAACAATGGCTTATCTTGCTGGACTTGTCGCTCAAACTAACTGTATGGTGGTCAAAGAGTTAGCAGATTTTAAGCTACATATAGTTAATAGACTATTACAGGAAGCAGAAACGTCTAAAAATGCTAAAGATAGGATAAGTGCTCTAGTAAAACTAGGTGAAGTAGACGGTGTAGATGCATTTAAGAAGAAAACAGAGATTACACACGTTACTAAAACAGGTAAAGAACTAGAAGAAGAGCTGAAAAAGGCTATTGAAGAGTTAAAAGGCCGTGTTATTGAGGGTGAAGTACTAGAAAACGACGATGATTAGTCAAAAAGACCTAGATTTGTTGGAAAAAGCACTTCCTCACATGTCTGAAACAGAAAGACGTGAGAAATTACAGCTATTAACAGAGTATAAAAAAGAATTAACTAAGGATAGAGGGTCTAAAAGGTTTTTAGACTTTATTAAACATGTATATCCAAACTATATTATAGGAGAACACCATAGAAAGCTGGCTCAACTCTTTGAAGACATCGCTAACGGCAAAAAGAAACGAATTATTGTTAATATTGCTCCGCGACATGGAAAAAGCGAACTTATTTCGTACTTGGCACCAGCGTGGTTTTTGGGTAAACATCCGGCTAAAAAGGTTATCATGGCATCTCACACTGCTGACCTTGCGGTTAACTTTGGTCGTAGAGTTCGTAACCTCGTGGGTAGTGATTCGTATAAAGATGTGTTTCCAAATATTGAACTACAAGCAGATTCTAAGTCGGCATCGAGATGGGGTACTAATTTTAATGGTGAGTATTTTGCTATTGGCGTGGGCGGCGCTCTTGCTGGACGCGGGGCTGACCTCTTTATCATCGACGACCCTCACTCAGAACAAGATGCAAAACTCGGAAAGCCAGACGTCTTCTTACCAGCATGGGAATGGTTTCAGTCGGGTCCCTTGCAGCGTCTCATGCCTGGAGGAGCAATCATTGTCGTTATGACACGGTGGTCTAAGCTCGACCTTACAGGGCAGATAGTTAACCAGATGGTTAAGAATGATGAAGTTGATGATTGGGAAGTTGTTGAATTTCCAGCAATATTAGAAAATAAAGAAGGCGATGAAGTACCACTTTGGCCAGACTTCTGGAGTTTAGAAGAATTAAAGTCTAGGCGTGCAGCACTAGATATAAGATATTGGAATGCTCAGTATATGCAGAACCCAGTATCAGAAGAAGGCGCATTAATAAAGAGGGAATGGTGGAATACGTGGGAAGAGGAAGACCCACCGACATGTGAGTTTATTATAATGACGCTCGATGCTGCGCAGGAAGCAAATAATAGGTCAGATTATAATGCCTTAACAACTTGGGGCGTATTTTTTAACGAAGAAACCAATAATTATAATATAATACTATTGAACGCAATTAAGAAACGTTTGGAATTCCCCGAGTTAAAGCAACTTTGCATAGAAGAATATAGAGATTGGGAACCCGATTCCTTTATTGTCGAGAAAAAATCTAATGGTGCTGCACTCTATCAGGAGTTCAGACGGATGGGTATTCCCGTAGGAGAGTTTACACCAGGCAAAGGACAGGATAAAATAAGTAGAGTTAATGCAATATCCGATTTATTTAGGTCGAGTATTGTATGGGCTCCAGACAGAAGATGGGCAAATGAAGTTATAGAAGAATGTAACGATTTCCCAAGTGGTGCTAATGATGACTTAGTCGATGCAACTACATTAGCTTTAATGAGATTTAGGCAGGGCGGGTTTATCAGGTTACCCAGTGATGAAGAAGATGATATACAGTATTTTAAAGGGCATGGTCAAAAGCGTTTATATACTGTATAGAGTTGTAAAAATTACAAATTTAATTCTTTTAATCATAGTAAATTTGGTAGAAATACAAATAAAAAAATTACTAGGAAAATACAATGGCAGCGAATGATATAGATAAAGGGTTAGCTCAAGCACCAAAAGGTTTATCAGAAATGATGGATGAAATGGCTACTCAAGAACCTGAATTAGAAATTGAAATAGAAGACCCAGAAGAAGTAAGTATTAAAATGGGTGGACTAGAGCTAGAGTTTGATAAAGATGCTATGGAAGATGATGAGTTCAATGCAAACTTAGCTGAAGAAATTGAAGAAGACGACTTAGAAAAATTAGCAGACGAATTATTAAGTGACTACGAAGGGGATATTTCTGCAAGACGCGACTGGCTTGATACTTATGTTGATGGCTTAGAGTTATTAGGACTTAAACTAGAAGATAGAAGTGAACCATGGGAAGGTGCATGTAATGTATTCCACCCATTGATGACAGAAACTCTAGTTAAGTTCCAAGCAGAAACTATGACTGAGACTTTCCCTGCTGCAGGTCCTGTAAAAACTCAAATCATCGGTGAAATAACAGAAGCAAAAGAAGAAGCTGCTAAGCGTGTTCAAGATGATATGAACTATCAGCTTACTCAGAAGATGGTTGAGTATAGACCTGAACATGAACGCATGTTATGGGGTTTAGGTTTAGCTGGTAATGCATTTAAGAAAGTATATTATGACCCGAACCTAGAACGTCAGGTATCTATGTATATTCCTGCTGAAGATTTAGTTGTACCTTATGGTGCTTCATCTTTAGAAACTGCAGAGCGTGTTACACATGTAATGCGTAAGACAGGAAATGAATTAAGAAAATTACAAGTAGCTGGATTCTATCGTGATGTAGATTTAGGTGAACCATCATATGACTTAGAAGAAGTTGAGAAGAAGATTGCAGAGAAGATGGGATTCAATGCAACAACTGACAACAGATTTAAAGTTTTAGAGATGCACGTTGACCTTGACTTAGAAGGATATGAAGATAAAGATAAGAAAGGCAAACCTACAGGTATTGCACTACCATACGTTGTAACTATTGAACGCTCAACACAAACTATTTTATCTATTAGACGTAACTGGAACCAAGATGATGACACTAAACAAAAACGTCAACACTTTGTGCATTATGGATACGTACCAGGATTCGGTTTCTACTGCTTTGGTCTAATTCATTTAATTGGCGCTTTTGCTAAATCAGGCACAATGATTCTTCGTCAATTAGTTGATGCAGGAACATTATCAAACTTACCAGGTGGATTTAAATCACGCGGTCTTAGAATTAAAGGAGATGAAACACCGATAGCTCCTGCTGAGTTCCGTGATGTTGATGTACCAAGCGGTACTATCCGGGACAATATTATGGCTCTACCTTATAAAGAGCCTAGCCAAGTTTTAAATCAGTTAATGAATCAGATTATCGACGAGGGTAGGAGATTTGCTTCAGCGGCTGATTTAAAAGTTTCAGATATGTCAGCCAACGCTCCAGTTGGTACAACTCTTGCAATTTTAGAACGTACATTAAAAGTGATGTCAGCAGTTCAGGCTCGTATTCACTATGCAATGAAACAAGAGTTTAAATTATTAAAAGGTATTATTAGAGACTTTACTTCACCAGATTATTCATATACACCGGATGATGGTAAACCACAAATTAAACAGCAAGACTATGACACAGTAGAAGTAATTCCTGTATCAGACCCTAACGCTGCAACGATGTCTCAAAAGGTTGTTCAATATCAAGCTGTGATGCAATTAGCCCAGGCTAACCCAACTATATATGACATGGTTGAACTTAATAAACAAATGTTAGAAGTATTAGGAGTTAAGAATATTGATAAACTAATACCTCAATCTGACAAACCAAAACCACAAGACCCAGTGTCTGAAAATATGAATGTAATTAACAACAAACCTGTTCAGGCATTTATATATCAAGACCATCAAGCACATATTGCTACTCACATGGCATTTATGCAAGACCCTAAAATACTTGCATTAGTAGGTCAAAGCCCTAATGCAAATACAGTACGAGCTGCTATGGAGGCTCATATTGCAGAACATTTAGCATT